ATTCTATGCTTGGTATTATGGAGAAGGTTCACCAACCCAATTTAATGTAGGAGCAACAACCGCTGCTAATTTAACAAATGGAACAGGTAATAGTGAAGGTGGAACAGAACAATACCAATGGTTAGGTCCTACTGGTAGAGGTATAGATACAAACCAAAGAGTAATGCATTTCAATTGTAATCCATCAGCAATAGCTGCATACAAACAAATACAATCAGCGGCTGAAGGTATGTATTGGGGTGGTAATGACCAAGGTGGTGAAGGAACATCTATGAGAATATATGCAATAATCTATTGGGATACTGCATTAACTTATACTGATTTTACACAATTAGTAGGATATTTCCAAACAGAAGGAACAATTCCTTCGTAAAAATAAATACAAATATATAACAAGTTGTTATATTGGTAGATATATTAATTAATATAAATAAAAAAAAGAGAAAATTATGAATTCAAAAACTGTATTAGGTAAGATTATGGGTCTCCTTTCTTTAGAGAAAGAAGATACTAAACTTACAGTAGCTAAATTAGCTGATGGTACTCTTGTTGAATCTCCAACTTTTGATGTGGGTGAAACCTTAGAGGTCATTCACGAAGATGGAACAAAAACTCCGGCACCTGATGGTGAACACTTACTTGAGTTAAGAGATGAGTCTGATGAAATAAACAGAATCAAAATCTTTACTGAAGGTGGAATTATCAAGGAAAGAGAAAATGTTGAAATCGAAGCAGAAAGTGATGAGAAGATAGAAGAGGAAATGGCTGACGTTTCAACAGAGGAGGTGGATGCTTTACCCGAAAGTGGTAAATCTGATACTGACGTAAACGAACAAGTAACTCTTGAATCAGAACCTGGTATTGCTGTTGATGAGGAGGTGGTTGATAAGGAAGCGGATGAAATCGTTACCCTAGCTACTAAATTAGAAGAGCACGAAGATAAGATTGAAGAGATGCGTGAAAGAATCGAAGAACTTGTTAAGAGATTCGAGGACATCAAAGAAGAAGAAGAAACATTAGAGGAAGAAATCGAAGAGGAAGCAGAATTAGAGTCTAAGAAATTAGATGGAGCTCCTATTGAGAAACCTGCAATGTTTAACAAAAACAAAAAGAACAATAACTTTAAAGTAAAGAATTATACTAATTCAGTACTTTCAAAAATGTATAGGTAATTCCTATCACTAAAAACAATTTAAAAAAATGAGAAAATTAGAAAAATTTACAACCGGTCAGCCTGTCATTAGTGGCGGAACTTATGCCGGAGAAGCAGCAGCGGGTTACATCGCGGCGGCTTTACTTTCTGCTAGAACTCTTGATAATCAATTGGTAACTATTAAGCCAAATGTAAAATTCAAAGAAGTTATTCAGAAGGTAGATGTTGATGGAATTGTACAAGATGCATCATGTGATTTTATCACATCTGGTTCAACTACAATTACAGAAACAATACTTGAGCCAAAAGAGCTACAAGTAAACTTATCATTATGTAAGCAAGAATTCGTTGATTCTTGGAATGCATTACAACTAGGATATTCCGCGTTTGATGAAATACCAAGAGATTTTAACGATTTCTTAGTATCTTACGTTGGTGGAAAAGTTGCTGAAAAAACTGAACAAGACATTTGGAGTGGTGTATCCACTAACAATGGTGAGTTTGGTGGGTTCGAACCTATCTTATCTGCATCAGCAGCAACACTATTAACAACGTCTGTTCAACCAGCAAGAAGTGGTGGTGATGGAGCTATTATTTCAGGTTCAATAACATCTGGAAATGTACTTACTCAACTACAAGGATTATATGATACTATCCCAACTGCCGTTTATGGTAAAGAAGATTTAGTAATCTATGTTGGTTCTAAAGTAGCAAGAGCTTATCAATCAGCTTTATCTGGTAATGCAACATTATCAAATAACTCTTACAACAATCAATTAAACGTTGGTGAGAAACCATCAAACTTCCAAGGTGTAGAAATCGTTCTTTGTCCTGGTATGAGTGATGATGTAATGGTAGCGGCACAGAAATCTAACTTGTTCTTTGGAACTGGATTGCTTTCTGACCATAATGAAGTTCGTGTTTTAGACATGGCAAATCTGGATGGTTCGCAAAATTACAGAGTAATAATGAGATATACTGCAGGTACACAAATTGGTATTGCACAAGACATCGCATATTACGGAGCATTTTAAGTCTAACAATTAATTATAAAAAGGAGAAACTATGAGTTGCAATATTACAGCAGGAAGAAACGAAGTATGTAAGGATTCAGTAGGTGGATTACAAGGTGTGTATTTCATCAACTTTGAAACTGGTTCGTTTTCTAAGGACGGAAGTGGAGAAATAAATTCACTATCTGGTTCAACAGCATATTTTTATGAACTCAAGGGCACTTCTACTTATACTGAAACAGTCAACTCTTCAAGAGAGAACGGAACAACGTTCTTTTCACAAGAGACAGTTGTTAATCTTAAAAAATTAACAAATGAAATGACTACTCAATTGAAAGTGTTAGCATATGGAAGACCACAAATCCTAGTATGGACTAATGCAGGTGATACATTATTAGCTGGAGAAGTACATGGGAATGATTTAACTGCGGGAACTATTCAAACTGGTGGAGCATTAGGAGACCTTTATGGTTATTCTGCTACTTTCACAGGTGAAGAATCTTTACCGGCCCCTTTCATTAGTGGTTCAACAGTTTCAAATCCATTCGCAGGATTAACTGGCGTTGATTTACCAACAATTGTATATGGTTCAAATTAAGTAGAATTACTTATTGAGACTAAATAAACTAAACCCTTCTCTTAGTGAGAGGGGTTTTTTTATGTCTTATTACGAGATAATCGGTAGTTATTATACTTTTACTATAAGTTATTATTACTTTGTTATAATATAAACAATTAAGTATGTTGAGCTATTATATATCACAGAGTAATGAATTCGTTGTACGAACACAACCTACTGCTAGTTTAGTAGTAAGTGGTTCTGGTACTGCAGAAGATATGACCCTTGTATTACAAGATATGATGACATATAGTTCATCATATTATAATTTAAGTGGGTCTTACACATATAACCCATATGAATCTATACTTACATTTTCTCAATCGTTAGAAGGTAATGTAGAAAATGCACAAGAGTTTATAGTTCATCTAAGTGGTTCAGTAAGTGGTAGTGTATATAATGGAACGATGCAAGTATATGCATCACAATCAATAGACAACCAAAGTAAGACTGTATATACAACTCAAAACGAAGAGTTTATATCAAATACAACAGATAACGATTATATAGTAATATGAAGAAACAAGAACAATTTTCAGTTTTAAACCTATCAAGGCAAGATGTCCCAATTGTAACAGAGGATACTAAAACAAGATACGACTGGGTTCCAGTAGGAATATTAGACCAAAATGATTACTTTGATTTAGTAACTGAAGCATACAATACATCTACAACTAATGCAGCGTGTGTTGATGGTGTTGCAGATTTAATCTATGGTAAAGGTATTTTTACTAAAGAAGAATTAAAACAAGATAAATTAGATAGAATTATTCAACCAGAAGAATTAAGAAAAATTAGTTTTGATTTAAAATTATATGGTAATGCTGCTTTTCAAGTTATTTGGAATAAAGCACATACACAAATACAAAAACTATATCATACACCTGTTCAAAATTTAAGAGCAAAGAAGATATATGATATGGGTAGAGTTGAAGGATATTACTATTGTTCAGATTGGAATGATGTAAGAAAACAAAAAGGTAGAAAGTATTTACCTGTTTTTGGTTCATCTAATGAAGAAATAGAAATATACTATGTAAAAGAATATGAACCTAATAGGTATTATTACTCATTACCAGATTGGATTTCTGCATTACAATTTTCATTTAGTGAAGCAGAACTATCTAACCTACATTTAAACAATATAGAAAATGGCTTCCTTCCTGTTGCTATGGTGAATTTCAATAATGGAGTTCCTGCACCTGAAGAAAGACAAACAATAGAAAGTTTATTAGAATCTAAATTTACAGGTACTCGTAACGCTGGTCGTTTTATGGTATCGTTTAATGATGATGCAATTAACAAACCAACTATTGATACACTACCGATGGAGAACTTACACGAGAAGTATCAGTATGTTGCTGAATACTCTCAAGATAGAATCCTTGTAGCTCACAGAATAGTATCACCATTATTATTTGGTATTAGAACTGCAAGTAATGGATTCTCATCTCAATCGGAAGAAATGAAAACAGCATATTCAATTATGCAAACAATGACAATCTTCCCATTCCAAAACTTACTT